CAGCAGGAATGCCGCCTCCGGTGCGAGAGGAACAGGCTGGGTCGGACTGGGTTGCAACGACAGAAGGACCTGCTGCGCGACCTGCAGCGAACCGACCAGAAGTGAAGCGGGTTTGTCCTCGCTCTTCTGTTCCGTCATCTCTGGAGCGCCGATGACATTCCGCGCCCATGCTTCGTCGTCTGGTCCCTTCGTCAGAAGACCAGCCTGCACGCCCTGGACATACGCAGCCCATCCGTCCAGACCCGTCGTCAGCTCCGCCGACTGCGACCGCAGGATGGGAAGCTTGCCTTCGTATCCATGCGCCTTCGCCAGCCAGCCGAACATGCCAGTCGATGCGCGCTCAAAGATGCCATCAACCCATGCCTTCGCGCGACGGCCTGCCGCATCGTCAACCGTCTCTGCCATCGCACGCGAACCGAACTGACCAATGCCGGCCAGATTGTCGTTCAGCATCCGCTGGATGAGTGTGTCGTAATAGGTGAGCTGCCCGATGACATCAGGGCCTGCGCCCTTCGGATACTTCATCTCCACGTCAACAGACCGCGGACGAAGGATGTACTTCCGCACGCCGTCCTGGAACTGGCCGGCCAGCGTGTTCATCGCCTCAATGTCGTCAGTCGATACCGATGGGTCGTAAGCGACATCCAAGAAGCCCCAGCTCATCTGGTTGTAGATACCAGCGTTGAGCGCCGTCTGCTTCCACAGCTCATACGGCTGCAGCAGCGAACGAAGGATGCTGCGGCCTTCCCACTCACCGGCAGTCGCTGTGCCGTGGACGACATGAACGAGGTCCGCAGCTGGGACGTTCGCGTACCCCTGACCCGTGGAGAACTTCACGCCACGCAGGAAGTAGCTCTGCGGCTCTGGGTCCCACAGCATCACCGACGAATGAGCGACCGGGTACCACTCAACAGAATTCCCCTCGAGCAGACGCGGGAGCATCAGGCCGAAACCCATGAACGCATCCAGAATGACGTACTGCCACAGCGCGTGACATCAAGAATAAGAAGAACCTGTCTGAAGATACGGTTCGCCGGATGGCCTCTTACTTCGCTCGTCATGCGGTGGACAAAGACGCGGAGGGCTTCAACGATGGAGAGGCAGGCTTCCCGTCTGCGGGTCGCATCGCGTGGGACCTCTGGGGCGGCGACGCTGGCGCAGCATGGGCGAAGCGGAAGGTGGCAGAGCTAGACAACGCATCTGACGACATGGCCGATGAAGCGACGCTTCTGGTCGCGTCGATGTCTGAGGCTCCGGACAGTCTGGTGCCGACTGATGTGATGGAGGTCGCAGCTGCCGCGCTCGAGGCGCATCGTCTCATCGCGAAGGGTCGGACGACTGACACGGAAGCGCTGCTGATTGCGCGTGACCTCGCAGGCGGAAAGCGTTTGTCCTGGCGTCGCGTGATGAAGCTCGCAGAGTACTTCGGTCGTGAGTACCCGCGTCAGGTGGAGACGAAGTCGTTCAAGTCTGGCGGTCCTTCGTATCACGCGTACCAGCTGCGCGGAGGCGATGCCGGCCGTCGCTGGGTGCGCTCTCTTCTGATGGAGTACGCGCAGGGCGCTCATCGTCGCGCGTCGCGTCTGTCTGACAGGTCAAAGGCTGGCGCAGGTGACCTTTCGGACGGCGAAGGCGAAGGCTTCCTCGTCGTCGGAGGCGATGGCAAAGAGTTCGTGAACTACCGGCCTCTCCGCCCGGAGGAGAAGGTTGTGAGCTGGGTATCGCTGGCTGACAGCCGCGCGGTATTGGACGAACTGCTGACGGCTGCGATTCTGGCGATTGCCGATGAGCATCGCGCAGCCGTGATTGCAGGTCTGGCCGATGGATGGCAGGCCGGAGAGCGTGACGCGATTTACAATAAGTACCTTCAGCTCTACTCTGTTGCACTGACGACTGGAGCCAGTGAGCTGCGGAAGAACGTGATTGAAAGCGTCGTCGATGAGGCGAAGCTGACTGCGCGTTCTGGCCTCGGCGTTACTGCAAAGCCGTCTGCTGAAATCGACGATGCAGTGAAGTCGTTCCAGGCTGCTGCTGACCAGCAGTTTGCGCTGGCTGCAGCTGCAACGCAGAAGGCCGCAGAGATTGTGACGGACCGTGTCCAGGGCGAAGTGGAGCAGGCGCTTCTGGGTGGCGCTGACATGTCTAAGTTCAAGACTCGGATTACCACTGCCGGGCTGATGACCAGCACGCTCCAGCCGCGCAACATGGTGGAGAGCGCATCGCGTGCGGCAGGGTACGCACAGACTCCTGCGGCGCTGGCCTCTTCTGGTCTGGCACCGCTGGTTCCTGACCGTGTCATCCGTTCTAGCATCAATGACGCGGACCGCTGCGATGTCTGCGAATCCATGGACGGCAAAGAGTACAACGTCCGTGACTTCGTCGTGGGCACTGACCTTGTGCTGCCTCCGCTTCCAGACCCAGACTGTCTAGGTGGCGCAGGCCGCTGCCGCTGCGGTTACATCGGGCTGTACGACTAGAGGCTGCAGACCTCGCAGGCGCATCCTTTGAGGATGTACCTGTTGGACCTCGAGCCGATGCCTTTGAAGATTTGAGTGATGTGACCTTCAATGAAGAGTTGCATCAGCTCAGACCGGACGGCTTTGTCTCCGAAGTAGCCGATGCGGGCTGCGAGGGTTCTGGGAGACGGGTGGAATCCGACCGCGTGACAGCGATGGAGCTCGTCAAGGAGCGCCTTTTGTCTTTTCGATAGTGCTGACTGGTCCATGGTTCCTCCAAAAGAATACCGCACTGCAGATAGGATTGCAGTAGTGCGGCGAACGCAACACTAGTGGAGGATAAAGCGACAAACAAAGACTTTCAGTGCAAAGAAAGGGCGTGCAGGATGTCGGCATGTCGAAGCACAGCTCACATAATCGTCCCCGCATCCGGACGAACGAGGTCAACCTTGGAGACGATGGTGCCCTTCGCTGGGTGTCTCTGCTTCCAGAGGGGAAGATTCACGCGCATGGTACCGTGTGGGACCTTGCAGCTGCAAAGACGGACCCCGACAAGCTGAAGTTCCGGTTTGATGATGTCGTGTCGTCGCTGGAAGACTGGCTGCAGGAGTTCGCTCCTCCGATTGCGGTAGAGCATGTGAAGGACGGGACGGCCGCAGGATACCTCCGGGCGATTCGCGTTCTGAGTGCTGGAGAGGCTGCGAAGCTTGGCATCAAACAGCCTGCGTCGCGGATGATTTACGGCGGTCTGGACGTGACCAGTCCGGAGTGGGCTGCGCGCTTTGATGCCGGGGAGGTGCCGTACATCTCTCCGAACATTCGCGCAGGCGCATCGACGGAAACAGACAGGCGGTTCCCGTTCGGAATCGGAGAAGTCAGTTTCGTCACGGTGCCACAGATTAAGACTCAACAGGTACCCGTCGCAGAGATGCGCGGGGTATCCCTTTCGGAAGGAAACACCATGAAGTTTGCAGACATGATGGGCGCGTATTGCAATGAGCTGGGGCTTGACCAGGCGAAGGTCGAAGAGCTCCTGAAGATGGTTTCGGCTGCTGCGATGGCAGAGGCTCCGAAGCTCGAGGAGGTCTCCATCGAAGTGGAGGCGAAGAAGGAAGACGAGGAGATTGAGAAGGCTGACGCGGAGGCTCCTCTTTCGGAGATTGCTTCGCTTCGTGCCGAGCTCAATCGCGTGAAGCGTTCGGCCGCATCGGAGAAGGTCAAGAGCGCGATTGCCGGCCGCAAGGTTAGCAGCGCGACTGAGGCCCTTCTGACTGACGCACTCGTCGCCGGAAAGACTGCGACCTTTGAGGCTCTTCTTTCGGACCTCGCGCCTGTTGCACCGAAGGTTGCAGCTGCAGCTCCTCGCGCTGTGTCGCCCATCGCTCCTGGCATGACGAACGGCAACAGCCTGAACCTGTCGGACGTCATGGGCAACATGCCTAAGTGGAACGACCTTTCGGACGCGGAGCAAATCAAGTGCATCTCGGACCTCGCTGAGGCGCAGAGCATCGACCCGATTGACGCCTGGTGCTGGATTCGCGACGGGAAGGCTCCGGCCGCTGTCGAAGAGAAGCGCGCCACTGCGAAGTTCACCTCTCTCTAATCAAACCCGACTCTTCGGAGTCTCCTCCTTTGGAGTAAATCATGGCTCTCGCTGACCTCAATCCTCGTTCGACTCTCAAGTTCCTCATCAACGCTGACCTGACTGGCGCAGAGGGGAAGCTTCTCACCATCAATGCGACTGACACGGCCGCTGCGGGCGTTACTGTTCTCGAGCTCGCAAACTCCATCAACGACCTTCCGGTTGCCATTGTTGTCGTCGGCGCTGCTTCGGACAGCGGCAACTACCCGGACTACGCGACCAGCTGCGAGGTGTACGACACCTTCGCTGGCTGCTTCGATGGCGCGCTCGCTGGCGCTGCGATTCTTCCTGGTACTGTCGTTAGCTGCGATTCGACGGGTCGCTTCCAGACTGCCACTGGCGCGCTCGCTGCTGGCAACTGGGTTGTCGGTTCTGCGATGACCGAAACCTCTAACGCCGGCGAACAGTTCACCATCAAGTTCTCGCCTTTCCGCGGCTAATAACCACTCACGATTACGAGGTAAATCATGTCTCTTCCCATTGGCGTAAATACAGGGGCGCTTCGCCCTTCAGTCCTCCAGCAGATTTCGCTTCCGCGCTTCGGCGCGACGGGCCGTGAAGCTGCTCTCGTCTCGCCCATCATCAAGGTCGATACGCGTCAGGGCTTCTACCATTTCTTCCTGGACAACGACCAGCTCAACGTCGGTCCTTCCGGCAACGCGGCGTCTCCGGTCGGATACGATTCGCCTGCCTCGCCGGGCGGTCTCCGCATCAGCAGCGGCACGTACCAGGCTGGCATCTACCGCTTCGGCCAGATGAACTTCAGCACGAAGCAGATTGCTGAGTTCGAGGCGCGCGGGTCGGACATCCTCGCGACCTACACGCAGAAGCTTCTGGCGCAGGGCACGCAGCTCATGACGGCTCTCGTCGGTCAGGCCATCGCGAGCTCGACGAACTACGCGTACACGGATGCTGTCACGGTCACTTCGACTCCGACTGCGGACCTTCAGGGCGCTCTGAACCAGCTCATCATCGACATCATGGCTGGTGGCGCTGACCTCTCGAGCGGTCGCTTCGTCGCGTGCTGCAACATGGAAGTTGCGAACAAGCTTCTGAAGCTCACGCAGGTTGCGCAGTCTGGCTACGCGCTGGCTTCTGACGGCACCGACTTCGCTCGCACTGGCGTCACGGACATGTCGCAGCTGAAGGCGTGGTTCGCGTCGAAGCTCATCATTCCCGTGGAGCTCGTCGTCTTCCCGCACTACGTCACCAACCAGCTTAGTGGCGTGACTCAGCCTGCGATTCCGGGTATCATCGGTAGCAACGGCGGCCTCAATCCCGGCAGCGACCTCATCTCCATCTTCAAGGTGGCAGAGTCCTACGGTTCGTCGGGCTTCCTGCAGACGATGACTCCGAACCCGTCTGAGGCCACTGGCACCGTCCACACGTACCCGGTGTACAACCCGCAGGGTCAGGGCATTCACATTGAGTGCGACCTCGGCGTCACGGTTGTCGGCGCGACTGCTGCAGACCCGGAGAACAAGTTCGCTGGTCTTCTCGAGCTGGCCTAATCGCCAAGCGACAGCTCCGGCTCCGGCCGGGTGCTGTGATGAGGCTGCAGCTCTGACCCCTCCGGTTGCAGTCTCTTCACAGCAAAGAGGTTCAAGATGCCAAACGAATACTCAACCTTTGGTGTGGTTCCTGCGGACATCGGCCGTTACCTGCCGCGAATTGCGTTCAGCGCGACGACGCAGCCGACTGACACGCAGGCCGTGTCCATCATTGAAGACCATGCAGCTGACCTCTGCGGATTCCTCATCGGCATGGGCGTTAGCATCACGACGCTTGCAGCAGACTCTGGCGCGACGATGTACCGGAACTGCCAGAAGTACATCCTGCTTCGTTTCTCCGCGCAGGTGCTTCGCAGCCGGCAGCAGAACAGCGACACGATGGCAGACCGCCTGGACGACGAAGCGAAGCAGGTCTGGGACCGTCTGCGGGTTCACGTTCAGGACATGGCGAAGACGCGCCCTAACGGTCTGTTCAGTCCTAACATCCTTCGTTCGAATGCGAACTACCAGCAGACGCTGACGAACAACCAGCTCAACAGCGGTTCTCGTCTGTCCGTGAATGCTGCAGTAGATAAAATGTAATGAGCGTCTGGCGCATCACGATGATGAACAACGCAGGTCAAGGCGTCCGCATGCTCGAGGTGGCAATGCGCAACGCAGGCGACTGGTCGCCCTTCTGGGGACAGAAGACGGACGCGCGCGGCGTGTCGAACGATTGGGCGGAGTCGCGCATCGATATGTTCCTGTCTCAAGGTGCATCGACGGGCCGTCGCTGGGCCGATTACAATAAGCTGGAGAGGAAGTACTACGTGCCTGTGAAGACGTGGGTGCTTGGAGGCGTGAAGATGACGAAGGGTTCAGTCCTTCGCTACACGACGACTCCACAGTCGCGCTCTCCGGGTGGCGGCGGCAAAGTGAAGGAGCGTCTGTTTCCGGCGATGACGGTGCAGTCGGATGCGAACTACGTCTATTCGGTCGATAAGAGTTCTAACCGCGTGGAGATGGGTACGAACCTGCCATACGCGTGGAACCATGACCAGGGCATCGGCGGCTGGACGCGAACATGGGGCAAGAAGAAGACGAAGTCAGTGACGGTGCTGACTCCTCGTCGTCCGTTGACTCTCTTCGGTGACCCGTTTATCGAGAAGCTTCGCAATCGACTTGGAGTGGCTGCATCAAACATGGGTGGCAAAGTCGGCATCACTGATGCTACCTATGCAGCGAACTTCAAAATGAACGGCGGAAGGATTGGCCTGCCATGACGATTCCCAGCACAGCTTACGGGCCTCAGATTGTGGCAGACCAGGCGAAGGCTTTGGTGCTGGCGAACTGGTCCACGGTCTGCACTGCTGCGTGGCAGAAGGCGATGGGCGCACCGAACCTGCCGGCACCTGTGTCTGCGAATGTGTTCACGTCTCTGCGGACGCTGTTCACGGCGGAGTCGCAGCCGGCCATTGGTCTGTCTGTGTCGTCCTCGAGCGCGAACATCACTGACGCGCTTGGAGCGATGGACCAGCTGCATGAGCTGCAGATTACTGTCTGCTCAGATTGGGGCTATTACGACGGTGGCGGCGTCGCTCGGCCTCTGGTGTCTGCGACAGCGCCTGACCCTGCCATAGAGTTCACGGCACAGGTGTATGAGACTGCCCTGCGTGCATACGTGGAAGGCATCGTGATGATTCTGTGTTCTTCGACGTACGGGTTCATCAACCTGGACGCGCGCAACGGCACGACACCGGGCTGGCAGGGGACAGGCATCTACAACGCGTCGCCCTATACGGGAGTCGCGCCGCAGGACTTCGTCGTCGGCATGGACGACACGGGACAATCTCTCATTCAACAGACGGTCAGGGCATCCATTCAGGTGTACCAGCGTCGCTCTCTTGCAGGATAAACCATGGCAACTCTCATTGCGTCTAATCAATCAGCGGTCTGGATTCAGACGCAGGGCACTCTAGGTACCTTCGTCGATGCAGCTGCGACGGGTACTGCGATTCGCGTTGTCGGCACTCCGACGTGGGCGGTCCGTGGCGCTGGCATCATCGACCGGAAGGAAATCTACACACCCTGGGGCGGTAACAGCTCGAGCCGGACGGGTGGCCTCGGCTGGGACATTACGTTCCAGACGGAGTTCTTCTGGCAGTTCGGACTTGCGTACGATATTGACCTGTCCACGCAAACGCAGCTCGCAGCGCTGTGGCTGTCGTCGCCGTGGGCAATCTCGAATGTTGGAACTCCGTCGCGCACGCGGCTGGCTGTCCAGCCGTTCTTCGAACCTAAGACTACTCGCGCTGGTGCTTCTCCTGTTGATTACGCGGTCCAGCCGTTCAGCATGGTGTATGAGGAAGAGAACGGAAAGCGCTGGGAGGCCTTTGACTGCGTTGCTCTTCCGAAGTTCTCATGGGAGTACGGCCAGCGCGTGATGATTGACTGGACCATCAAAGGTTCATGGCGTCCTGTCATCAACAGCTCGAATGTCCAGCCCACCTATGTTGCTCCCGCGACCCAGCCGCCCATCATCGGCGTGAACTGCGCCGTCGCCTTCTCTGGCCTGACTGTCGGTATCGACGCTGTGTCTAAGGTCACCATCGACACCGGGTGGACGCTCAACGATGTTGGCGACTTCCGGAAGGCGTATGGTTTCGGCATCAGCTTCTTCCGGCAGGATGCGTCTCCCAGTATTGAGCTGGACATCAACGAACTTCCGGAGACGGATGGCGCTACGCCTCCTGTCGATGTTCAGCCTGGTTGGACAGACGCAGAAGAGAACATCATCGGAACCAGCCTGACGCTTACGATGACGGTTGGTTCCTCCGCATGGACCATCGTTCTGGACAAGCCGCAGTACGTGGCCTTCCCGACGCAGGGTGGCGAGACGAACGGATACCGGACCAACACGTCCAAGTGGCAGGCCATTCCGTCAGACAGCACATCGCCGCTCGTCTTCACGATGACGACTGCCTAAGAACCATTCCCCTAACAGCCCAAACTTCGGAGGGCCTTCATGTCAGTTCAGTTCGTTGAGAGTGAGTGGATTACAGTAACCGTCAAAGGCGTGGAAGCGCGTCTTCTGGTCCGTGAACCGAATGCCATGGAAGGAGTGCGATACTTCGCAGCTGTGGACAAACATCGGGAGGCGATGAAGACAGACTTCGAAGCGCTGGAGCGCATCATCCAGACCCACATCAACCTTCTGACTGCGTGCGTCCTAGACAGTGAGAACTTTGAGCCGGCCTTTCCGAAGGTAGGTTCCGAGAAGGAGCGGTCCGCGTGGATTGGTCGTATTCCGTGGACGGATGTTTCTGGTATCGCTGCTGCGGTCGCGACGGTGGGTTACCCAAAAACTTCAGCCGGGTCGAATGGCGAGACTTCGCCCGGCTGATAACGTCACATCGGAACAGGTGCTGGGAGTGTCCTGACGAGGTTCGCCACAGGAGAGGCTGCACGATGGGTTACAGACAGGGTCTAGGCTTCGAAGAGAAGGATGCACTGCCTGTGACCTGCCCTGTGCTTACGATGGAACCTGCGGGCTTCTGGAACGCACTGAAGGTATCGAAGTGGATTGCGCGTGGCGCTCCAGTCATTACGCTGGAGCAGGTTACGCATGCGCAGCTCGAGCTGGCAGAGTTCGTGCAGCATGAGGTCGAAGAGGGTCAGAAGAATTACGACGACCGCAAAGCGAAGGCAGCTGCAAAGATGGCAGAACTGGCTTCGCGGATGAAGGGGTAACCGATGCCTAAAGCAGTAGCGATTCTTGAGGGCAACTCCGACAGTCTCGTCAAGTCTATCAAAGCCGCGAAGGACGAGATGGTTGGACTGGATGGCGCAGGAAAGGCGCTATCGAAGCAGCTCAAAGACGTCGCAGGCGAAGCTGACAAAGCGGCCGGAGCGCTGGTCAATCGCATTGGTGGTGGCACCGCCATCAAAGCCATCGCTGGTGTGACTGCAGGCTTCACTGCGGCGCAGACTGCGCTTGGAGCCTTCTCGAGCTCCATGAGCGCCTTCTACTCCACGCAGGGTGAGGCTGGCGCGAAGGCGATGGCTGACATCGACATGGCGCTGAATAAGCTGAGCAGCCAGCTCTTCACGGCCGTCATGGGAACGGACAACCTCGAGGAAGCAACGCAGACGCTTCTGACAGTCATAAACTTCTTGACTGACGCTCTGAACCTAATCCTGTGGCCGATTGAGCAGGTATCGAAGTTCATCCGGATGATTGCGGAGCTCGGAGACCAGGGCGCAACGGCTGCGGAGAAGCACGCTAAAGAACTGCTCAAGTTCGCTGAAGTTCAAGACACGGTGAAGATTAGTTACGACAATGTCGCAGAAGCGATTGCGAAGAACAAACTCAATGTGATGGGTCTGACCGGCGCGACTGATGACCTCGCAAGAGCTCGCATTCGTGAGCAGATGGCGATTACGAACTCACTGGCTGACAGTGCAAAGGCAGCGGAACTGGCCCGTGAAGAGCAGGAGATTGGTCTAGAGGTTCTCAAGAAGAAACAAGATAATCTCTTTCGTGCGAGAGAGACTGCGGTCTCATCAGGGTTTGTTCCCGGCAGTGACGAGTTCCAGAATGTTTTCAACTCTGTGTATGCCGGCCTAACGCTTGCGACGATAAACTCTGCGCGTGAGGCGCGTGTAGGCTGGTCGGCCGAGACAAACCAGCTTCTTGCAGATGCAGGCGCAGACTACCAGGCTCTGCAGATGTTGCTTTTCGCTGTTGGACAGACGGCAAAGGAGACATCAACGCAGGTCAACAGCGTTCGCACTGGTGGAGCTCCTGCTGGAGATGGCGCACCTGTTGTAGTTGAAAAAGCGATGGACCCTTACGAGGCGCGCCGGCTAGACCAGGAGCGCTGGCTGGAGGAGCAGCGCATCGGTGAAGAGAAGGCGCTTCAAGAGACGGCGCGAGCGAACAAAGAACGCATCGCGATGTTCGGTAACGCGACAGACGAGCAAATTCAGCTCTATTACGAAGCGCAGCTCGAGAAGACGATTGCGGACAAAGCGGAGTTCGACGCGGCCCGGCAGCGCGCCATTGAGCTGGGAGACCTGACCTTCAACATGCAGCAGACAGCTGCACAGTTCGCAGCTGGTGAGCGCGAGAAGGAGAAGGCCGCGCATGATGAGAAGGTGAGCTCAATGACAGCCGGCTTCCAGGAGTACGGAAAGCTTGCAGGCCAGCAGCTGGCGGAAGGGAAGAAGGCGTCGGTGGTTGCGGAGGCTCTCGCTCGCAAGGCCATCGGAGGTCAGATTAGCGCGCTAGGCGACCAGGCGATGGTGAAGGCGGCAGTCTTTCTTGCGGAAGGAAATCCGATGTCGATTCCGATGGCGGCCGCAGGCGTTGCAGCATACGTAGCGGCGGCAGCTCTAGGCTCGAGTTCGAAGAAGGCCATGTCTGCGACGCCAGCATCTGCAACTCCGGCACAGGCGGCTCCCGTTAACACGGCCTTCAATCTACGTGTTGACGCAGCGTTCGCAGACGGCGAAAGCATCGCGCGGCAGTTTGCGATGATGCAGCAGGCGGCACAGAGGCGCGGCCTCGTTCCAGTTGGAGCATAAGATGAACTTCCCGTTAGTCACATGGCAGGTGGACGCTCCTCAGTTCACGACGACAACTGGCACAGAAGGCGGCGTGACGGCGTGGGGCTATGGGTACAGCGGAACCACGACTCCGCCTCTTGATACGCTTGCAGGCGTCATCTGGACTGCCTTGGACAACGGAGGCGCAACGTTAATCACGGTCGGATACAACGTGAATAACACTACAGGTCCAGACCTGTTCCGCGCTTCACTGTTTTGGGAGTATGACGCTGCAAGTCCGATTACTTTCTTTTTCAGTTCGCTTGCAGATGCAGCAGTGTACGGGTTTGACTCCACGACAGTAACGTTCCCCGGCTCTGGCGGGACGGAATTCGGTTCTGCACCTTATAACGCTGGTGGCCTGTGGGCACCTTCTGGCGTGTCTGGCGATGTGACCAGGACAACGAAGCAGCGCGCCGCAGCCAGCTCGTCAGAGATGAGCGGTCTGGTTACGGATGTCGTGAACTGGGGCGAGGTCGCAGACATTCAGGTCCAGTCCACGCTCTTCCCGGCTGCGAACACCTTCTACTGGTACGCGTCACAGGCCATCTACGCGCAGAAGGCGCAGCGGAACGTGAACGACCCTAACAACATCCTTGAGAAGATGCTGGCTGCAGCTGCAACGGGCGTTCTCTTTCGGATTTATGAGGAAGAGGCGACGACCGCAGGCTTCACGAACACGACCTACCTCGAGGCGAAGATGCCGCAGGTGGTGACGAAGGCCTCTGCGATGGATGTTGTCCAGGCGGACGACGAACCGCGGCTGTGGACGACGACGGGCCTCTTCTTCCGTGGAACGACCTAATGGCCTCCGACCGCGTCATCATCATCCGCATTGCAGGCGTCGGTCTGTCGTTTGTGAACGCTTCTGCTCCGTTGACGCTGACCAGCCGGGCACTGCCTTACATCACTTCTGCTGATGGCATCGTCGGAGTGGTGACGGAACTGTCCACGCAGTTCTCTTCGGAGATTCCGCTGTTCGGTGTGCTGGGTTCGGACCCGACGACCTCCTTCAGTGTTCTGGCAAACACGCAGACGCTGGAAGTTCTGATGGCGCGCGGGGCGGCTCCGATTCGTGATTCGAACAATGGCAGCGTCCAGACTACCGCGTATGTCACGCCTAGTCCTACTCCGACCATTCTTGTCACTGACGCTGGACTTATCAACGTAGGCGACCGCTTCCGCATCAACGGCTGCGCTTACGAAGTTATCGTCAGTGATAACGCTGCTCCTGGCACCTTGGGCTGCATCATGCGGCATGGGTCAGCGCCGCAGCCTGTCCCCATCAGGCGCATCGGAGATGAGCTGGTCGGTGCTACTCTGTACGCGGAATACTGGCAGGGCACAGATTACCCGACAGGCGGCATTGAGCAGCAGCCTGTCACGATTTCAACGAACTACATCGACGCACCGGACGACACGACGGAAGAGGTCGTCTTCCGCGGACTGGTGTCTCGCGTAAGCATTCAGACCTCTGCCGGCACTGACAACCAGATTCGTGTTGAGTGCATGTCGCTGATGGGCATCATCAAGAACGCGCCGTGGGCACCCGCTCCGACAGGCATCTACTTTGTCGGAACTCCGGGGTTCGACCGCTATCCAGATGAAGAAGGAGTTTCCGCGAATCTGAACGGGTCGTTTTACACGAGTCCAAATCGGAACATGCAGGGTCCCATCTGGGAGTTCAATCAGGTCCCTTATCACACGCGATACGGGACGATGCAGATTCGGACTGAGAAGTTCGGTGGAGTGACGAACATCATTGAGGCGACGTCTCAAACTCTGACGATTTCTGCGCGGCCTGTTGACCCGGGCTTGCAGGGTCTGCGCGTGAGAGGATTCAATCTGATGTTCAATGACGGTTACTACCGTCCCTACAGCAGTTCTAACGACGATGATTCTATTGCAATCGGCCTCACTGAAGGCGATGTGAACCGCATCCGTCGGCGGCGTAGAGACCATAGTAACAGTGAAATCACGCTTCAGATTGACCCTGCGTTTCAAGCAGAGATTGCGTTCAGTTCAGCGAATGTTGCGCAGCTGATTGCAGACCTCATCTTCGGAACCGTGGATGTAGATGGTTCCGGCGCGTCTGGCATGCGTGCATGGGGCATGGCTGCATGGATTCCGTTTGAAGTCTCCGCCATCTTTGACATCATCGATGTTGGGTCCCTCGTCGCAGCGCTAGACCAGACGCAGATGCAGTCTGACATTCCGACGATGAACGGCTGGAACTGGGTTGTTCCCGTGGAGCTGCCGAACATCGTTGTTCTTCCTGTGAAGCCTGACGGACCAAAGACCATCGGAGAGGTTCTTGAGAACTTCTTGAAGCATCTCGGCGTCTTCATGGTTTACGACCGCGGCCGTCTGACTTTCGGCCGATGGGCGATGGAGACCCAGTGGCCTGTTACGATAAACGACTCTGACTTCGCGGAACCGAAGGTCAGTCTCAATTACGACCGGCAGAACAGCATCGCGTCTGTGACTGTGCAGTACCCTGCGACCATCACGAAGGAATCGCTGAACATCACCGCGAACCCGATTGCGAATGTGGAGCGCATCATTGTCGGCGGTGGAAAGACGATGACCATCGGGTCGATGATGCAGCAGGGAGCCGATTACCAGGCGGGCCTCATCGCGTCGTTCGCCTTCTTGAACGGGACGAACATCGTCACGCGCTACTCGCAGGCTGCGGCCATCATTGAGGTCACGCTTCGGAACGCGACGAAGACGCTTGCCATCGGAGACTTCGTGTCCTTCTCGTCTGCGTTTGTTCCTAACGGCGCAGGGTCGATGGGCGTCGTCAACGCGACAGGCATCGTAATCAAAGCGATTCGTTCGTGGCAGACTCCTACGAGCTCCTACACGCTGTTCCTTCCGGGCTACCTGTTTGCAGCAAACCGTGTATCAACGGTGTCCGTGTCTGCGAAGGTCGTCAGCATTCCTGTCAGCGGGACCGTGGAGGTGGAGTACAACGCTTTCACCAGTACGAGTCCAATGAACGGCTCTCCGGCTACGGATGCTGAAGCATTCGAGCAGACGCTAGAGCGTGTGCTGACCATTCCAAAAGAATACAAATGCACTTTGTGTGACGAGTACGGGACGAGTTATGGACTTTCGTCTAATCTCCTAAGCACGACGTCAAACACGCTCACTTTCATTAATGCAACTTTCGACACGGCCGTCCCCGGAGACATCATCATCATGGCTCCATCGCCATTCGCAGGTAGTGTACCCGACTTTGAAGCCTGCTGGGATGCGTTCCAGGCTGACAGCGCAGGCCTCGTGGACGGTGACCCTAACCTCTCATACCCGTGGGTGCGCTGATGGCATGGAAGAAGATTGACGACGAACAGACACTGCCGGACATGCCTTACAGCGCCTTCCTCGCGAACGGCCTGACGACGAACGTGAACAGCTATAACCAGCAGCTCACGCGCGGAGGTGGTATCGCGTGGAACGCTCACGACAAAGTGACGTGGGCATCCTACTTCACGCCGCAGGGCCTGATGTTCACTGTCGATGTCGGCCAGCAGGTCACGCAGTTGGACTTCCGTGTGAAGTACGCAACGATTACTGGGTCCGTCGATGCGGACGGATTCCAGGGGAGCGCGTTCATAACGCATCTTGGAAGCGGAGAGTTCGTTGAGGTTGGCGTGCTTCCGACGACCGGAGCAGAGGACTACTTCGACGTGTCGATGCCGCTGATGTCGGCTTCATCTGGACCGCAGGCCTTCTCGCTGACGTTCCGGTCTTCGAAGCTGGCGTTCAAAGGCAATGTGGATATCCAGGGAGGCGTTGAGAACACGATTTATCTTGAGACGCATGGTGGAGGTAGCTCTTACACCATCAGTGCTGGAGAGAAGTTTGAACTGCTGTCGCTGGCCGAGACTGGTGCCGTTGTAAACACGACAGGCCCATCGACGCAGGACACGCAGTATTACCAGATAAACTACGTCAACACGACTGGACCGCATCCTCCAGATGCTTATGCGTCCGTTGTTCCATCTGTGACATCAAACCCTCCGCGTCTGAGTGCGACTTATAACAACTCCAAAATCAACCCTACCGGCACTGTCTTTGAGCTGGGAGCCTTCACGCTGTACAGCATCGCTTACAATGTCGTGTTAGCAAACCCGGGCAGCGCTCCGCCTCAGTACGCGCACAACAGTGCATCGGCGCTGGCGCAGGTCATCAACATTGAGAACACTGCGCTGCGGCAGTTCCAGATGGACCTCTGCAACGGTGTGTCGCAGCGTTACGCGTTAGGAGCTGTCGTCGCAGGAGCGGTGACCATTCCGACAGCACAGGCGGCGCAGAAGATTAGGTTCAGCTTCTCATCCGGAGCTGCAGATGTCTATTCCGAACTGTCTGTCACCTTCTCTGCGCTCACGCTGTATCAGACGAGCAATCAGGAGATTCGCTTAGACCTTTACGACAGTGCAGGGACCGCGCTCTACAACAGGACGCAGACTGTTTACGCAGCTTCGGACCGGACGCAGCAGTGTGTGGCTGGCATCACGGCGCGCGGCTGGTACGACCTCGCTGCAGTGCAGGCATGGGGAATGCGCGACAGCATGCCAGACAGTGAGATGCTGTCTGGAACCCCGCAGACCTTCGTGATTCCTCCGAGAACCTACACAGCGAACCAGCCTTACACGATTGAGCTGTCAGTCGTCGGCGGAACGAATGCCTTCTACGTTTACAATCTGTACGCTCGCTTCATCGCCAGCTGGGGATAATCATGGGCTTTACGATTCCAGCCACATACCCGTCCCCGATTGCTTACACCGGCGCTCCTGATGTCATCCGGGCCGCAACGCTGGACACCATCCTCCAGCGCGACCGATTCATCTTCGCATACAAGCGCAGGATGCTCGCGTCGCTGTCTCCCTTCTTCACGTCCAACACGACGACCGTGGACCTCGCTGCAACGATGTGGGTCCACAACAGCCAGATTACTGCAAACAGCGTTACCGTCGTCTGCTACGGCCTCAACGCTGATGTGACTGTCTATGTGAACGCAGTCTCCACGGCACAGACCCTCGGCGCAGCTCCGGCGCATTTCGTCGCGACCATCGTGCCAGCTTGGACTGACGACACATGGGTGGAGATAAAGGTCGAGGTTCAAGCAAACGCTGCGAACGGCGGCTACTACGGCCTGTATATTTTTGAAGATGAACTAACCACGCTCCCCTAACCTCCGATTGGAGTTCCCCCGATGAGTGCCGTCTTTGGTCTGCTGCCTACCTTCCTTCGCGAAATCGCGCGCTACACTGTCACTCCGACGACCGGAGGCATCGTCCTCAAGAGCGGACACACAGGGCGCGCCTTCAACCTCGAGCATCACAATAAGCAGCAGCTGGTGAACGCCACGCGCATGCTCGCAGATGCGATTCAAGCATGGGCAAAGACCGAACCCACACAGGAAGTGCGGCAGACTCCTGCCCCCGTCAAGGAAGGCCCATACGGTCCAATCCATGAAGCGCCTGCGGACATCCTGATGGGTGCGGCCGCGACGAAAGCAGCTTCCAAGCCAGACATCATTGAACACGGCGTCGCCGTGGAAGTGAAGGCGAAACGTAAATACGTGAAAAGGAGCAAAGATGTCTGATGCACGCGTTGAGTACAATCTGAAGCAGGTCGGAAAGACATGGAAGCGCGAGGAGCTGCCGCCGCCCTTCTCCACGCTTGACCCTGCCACTGCCGCCTTCGCTGATGCTGTGGCAACCTTCCAGGCTGCGAAGGGGCTGACCGCCGATGGGAAGCTGGGGCCCGGCACCTTCGCTGTTCTGGTTCCTGCAAAGCCTGCAGCTGCAGGTGACCTCGCAGGCCTTCTCGTTGAGTCATGCCAGGCGGAGCTCCGCAAAGGCGTGAAGGAGGTTGGAGGCGCGAACTGCGGTCCTGACGTGGAGAAGTACCAGAAGAGCGTCGGAGTCGCGAAGGGTGGCCCATGGTGCGCTGCCTTCGTCGCATGGAACGTGATGAACTCACGCGGCCTGACGAAGCCTCCGGCATGGTGCAGCGGTTCCGTTGCGACACAGTGGCACCTCGCTTCGAAGAAGTGCGCTGCTGATGCGAAGACGACGCCGCTCGAGGCTGGCTTCCAGTCAAAGGTGAAGGCCGGCTGGGTCTGGTGTCGCGCGAAGGACCCGACTGGTGCGAAGGAGTGTCGCGCCGGGACGTGGGTACAGGGTCACACTGGCGTCGTCGTGAAGGTGGACGACACCGGCTGGACGACCATTGAGGGTAACACTAACAGCGCAGGCAGTCGCGACGGCGATGGTGTGTATCTGAAACATCATCTGTGGACGAACGCACCTCAAGTCGATAGGACAATCGGGTGGTTCGACCCTACCAAGATTTAGTCTAACCGCCCTCGAGGGGGCTGCGTCTGGTGCATCATGGCCGTGAAGTTCACGAACAGCAAAGGCAAACTCAATTGGGGCCTCGTCGCTGGAGGGCTCATCGGGACTGTCGTTCCCGTTCTGGTCACGGCAATCACAGGTGGAGTCGGCGCTGTTACCATTCCGATGTGGGTGGCGCTGGCTTCTGGCGTCTCCGCGCTTGCAGCTGGTAACGTTGAGCTCAAGAGTCCCGTTGAGCGCGCTCTGGACGCGGACGCTGCGAAGGTGAAGTCAGATGGCGAGTGAGCGTCTGACCGGGTCGATGGAGTCGATGGCTGCGAAGGCCGTTGTCGGCCTGCCGACCATGTGGCGCATCGTTACTGTTATCGGGTCTGTGGCTTCCACCATCGTCCTGGTCTTTGCATCCTTCGCCTTCAATCTCGTCCGCGAAGAGTGGCAGGAGCTGCGCGCAGAGGTCAAAGAGATGCGCACGCGGCTAGAGGAGATGCCTGACGCAGCGACGCTGAACCGTCTGGCCGATGATGTCCAGGACCTCGGAAGGCGCGTGGACCGCATTGAGCATCAGGTCAACAGCTGGGATGAGTAGCCATGATTGAACAGGACCCGACTGTTACTCTTAGTGAAGCTCTTGCTCGAGCGGCTGTCGCTGAAGCAGAGGTGGCGCGTCTCAACCGGGGCATCGCCATTGAGATTGCAGCTGCTGACAGGAAGGCAGCGCGGAAGCTGTCCATCCTTCGTCTCATCTTTCTCGGCATCGCTGCGCTGATGGCCTTCCTCGGAATCCTCACGCTCATCAACTGGTATGTGCCCGGCAGCGTCGATACGGACGGCATCGGCTCCTCGTACTTCCAGATGAGCAAGGACATCCTGCTGGTCATGACCGGCATTCTGGGAAGCGCGATGGCTAACGTCTTTGACGCAGGCAGTCGCAGTCCGGGCAGCGCAGGCGAACGCAGTGCGCAGCCTCCGGAGCAGCCGCCCGTTTAGAGTTATGGTGTGGCCGGTTTTTCACTGATGCGAGTCCTTTAGGGGCCGGTCACACCACCCTCTAGAACACGCGCAGGAAGAGCGCTGCGACCGTTGCCACGGCACCCACACAGGTCAGCACCAGCAGGACGTTCTTTGCCGTCTCTACGTTCTGGTCGATGAGGTCCACGGCGTGCAGTTCAATGCGCTTCAGAAACGGGGCGGGAGCGGTATGTTCGATGACCTTCAACATGGTGTGTCCTTCTTGACGGGGAGAGGCATGCATACAGCGCGCAGAACGCTACTCAAATTTTCCGCGCATTTTTTCTCGCGACTTCGTACACAGCCGCCCAATGGTCAAAGACAGCTTGTGATGCAATCTCGTCGCTGATGGCTTCCACGCCCATCTTTATCCGCTTCGCCTGCTTCTTCGCGTATGCCTCTGCCGCGTCGCGCTTGTACTGCTCATACCGCTCTGGGTTGTTCTTTATCAGCGCCCACTGCTTCTGCCCGGAGCGACGCAGACTCTCTTTGCGCAGCTGGTCCAGACGATGCAGGAAGTTATGGTCAGCATTGAGGTTCAGTAGAAGCAGGAAGGTGCGCTGCGCCTTTATCGCTGCCACGTCCTCGGCCGTGTGCGGGATGTTGTGCGTGACCTTGTACCAGACCGTGGAGTTGACGCTGCGTGCGATGTAGTCGTCGAACAGACCGCGCAGCTCCTGGTCTGTTTCGATGGCTCTCTCCGCCCATCCGGGTTCGACAATCTTCGCGGTCAGAGATGCCAGACGCTCTGCGTTCCGCTTCTCCTGCCGACGCTGCTCCGCTCTCTTATGGTTCAGTCTCTTCCGCTCTTCCTGCGTCAGATGCGACTGCGCCATGCGGATGGAGTGAGCGCACAGCTTCTGCTCCTTCGGGTCGATTTGGCCGCTCTTTATCGCATCGGCAATGAAGGCCTCTGTCTTCAGCATCGCTGCAGTCACCAGTGCAGGGTCGCGCTTACTGCTGCGATAACGAAGCGACCTAACACGCTCCCTCTCGAGGTACGCTTCACGCAGCTCCGGGCATGCGTTGATGCGCGCCATCTTCTTCGCACGCTTCCGGCGCTGCTTCGCACGCTTCTTTTCAACGCGCATTGCCATGATGTCCTTCGGAGCTCCAAGCGGCTCCGGGACGTGGACCTCTACTTTGATGCCTTCTTCGCGCAGGGCCTGCCGCGCTGCAGCTCGTCTCTCACGCTCCTTCTGCCGGCGCTTTCTGTCCCGTTCGCGTGCGGCTTCTAGCAGCTTCTCGCGCTGGTCGCCGGTGAGTACTCGTCTCTCCGCCCACGCTTTGGTGTACTGCCTGACCTTCGCCTGCCGCTCCTTCTTCTTCTGTTCTGGTGATACGACGGGCTCACGCGCATCCACCTTCTGCTTCACAGCTGCGATGCGCTCCACGGCCTCTGCCACCGTGGGAAGTGAAAGCGTCATGATGAGACCCAGACGCTTCAGAGAGGTCCGGTACTCCTCAATCTGCTTATCGTACCAGCGCTGTGTGTGAGCTGGAATCGGCTTGCCTGTCCGCTTCGCTTCCGCCTGGCGGTCGTGGTACTGCTTCTTGAACATCTCGAAGCGCACCTCGAGGTCAGTCTTAGGATGATGTTCAGCCATTGGTGACCTCCGCCATGTGCTGAAGGCAGGACCAGTTCTTTATGACGAGGCGCATCAGGCCGCGCTGCTCAGACGCATCTGCAGGCATCTTGGACATCACGTCCATCATCGTCCAGACGACCAGACCTTGCGACAGGTTCCGACTGCACCAGGCGCGCTCAATGCAGGCGATGGTCGCAGGGTCGTACTCTTCCCACGTGCCAGAGAGCAGCAGCAGCTTCTCGTCGTCAACGATGCCGACCAGCTCGAACCCGGCTTTGCGGTATTCCATGAACAGCGTGCCGTCGAAAGGCATTAGCAGCGCCGTTCCATCGTCCGCTTTCGCGGCTTCACGAATCACGTCAAAAACTTCCAGTGACATCTTCATCGTCCCTCTCTCGTGACTGGTCTGGGGAGACCGTGGTTACCTCCCTGCTTTACACCGTCAACGAGAGAGAGTCAACACTAGCGCGTCTCTTTCCACAGGAGCCATGCCGTGTAAGAGAAGAAGATGACCATGAAGGCCAGCATCAGCGGGTCTGCTTTCGGCTGCGCTGCAGCCATCAGTGCCATTACCATGGTCGCCTCTCCATCACGACGGTCCAGTCCTTCTCCGGCGCTGTGCAGGAGAACAGGATGCTTCCGTCGTCGCGCAGCCTGCGGTCCCAGCAGGCCTCAACGAGTTCAGTGTAATTGTCCATCGTCGGAAGGCAGGTCGTACTCTTGCCTGTCTGCCGGCTGTGGAAGATTGCTTCGCGTGCAGTGTCGTACATGGGCGCTCCTTCAGATGACGCTGATGGACTTCGTCTTCACGACAACGACGGTCCAGCCGTGAAGGTCAGAGATGAACCTGACGACGCTGCCGTCGTCCTGCCACCTGTCGCACTGATGCTCGAGGTCGTCGATGTTCTGCTGGGTCGGAAGGCAGAGCGTTATCCGCCCGTCGCCCATGCTCTCCAGAATGGCTTTGTCTGCGGTCCTGTACGTCGTCAGCATGTTACCTCCCGTCGAATGAGTCGCGGATGATTACCCCGATGATGATGCCTAACACTAGTCCGAAGATGAGGAAGAGGCCTTCTGGCATCGGAGCGTCGTTGCGCATCCACATGTCCACCTGACTTCTTGTCACAGGCGGCACTTCTGCTAGAATGCCGGGCAGGTAATGGTGGGGACCAAAGAGACCGGAAGGTCCCGTCCCTGGCTGTATGTCCTTCGCAGCTGGGGACGCCTCCGCCATCTAACCCTCCGCTCGCATGCCACGGCTCCACGGTCCCTTCATGCGCGACCATTCGGCCAGCCAGACCGCGTCTGCTTCTGCGAGGATGAACTTGCGTCCGAACCGCTTCTCCGCCTCCTCCTTCAAGGTGCGCTTATGGTTCGTCACGCAGTCGCGCTTCGGAAGGTACATGTCGCGCTGCCACATGGATGGTGTGACTGCATGGACGCGGACGCCTCCGGCCTTTGAGAGTAAGAGGCCAGCCCATGCCTCCCCATACACCCTCCCAAAAGTGAACGTACTTGAAAGGCCCTGCTTCGGCATCGCGCCAACCCGTTCAATGGTCGCTGCGTGGATGCCGTCGTCCAGCTCCGCGAAGTGGTCTGCGATGACCAGGGCGATGCGGCCTTCTGTGTCTGCGTCTTTGAAGCGGCTAATCTTCAGGACTGCGCCGTCCTGGTCGATGCTGGCAATCGCGCCGTTCTTTCCCGGGTCCACGCCAGAGTAGATGAATGATGACATGGTAGCCTTATGCGCGGTTATGCGCCGGTATGCGCGGTTATGAGATGGTTATGCGGTGTAACCAACCACATGTTTCCATTTTGGAAACAACTGTTCGATTTCTTCTAATGGTTCATCTCTCCGGAATCTCCGGAGGGTTCAGTTGTAAGCCAATGCTTTACAGCTGCGGCCTTCTGCTGCGCTCTGCGCTGCTTCCGGTACTCTCTGTCCTTCGCCCTGAACGCCTCTGGGTTGAGGGCCTTGCGAGCCTTCACAGCGGCTCTCTGAATCGCGTTGTACACCTCTGCACCTAGACGCTCCCGTTTCGCTGCGTACTCCTCCCTGCGCTTCTGTCGGACCGCAGCTGCATACACAGGGTCGGTCGCGTACTTCTCTCTCCTCCAGGCATCGCGCTTCGCCTGCTTCTTCCGCTGCGCTTCCTTCGCCTTCTCTGGGTTCGCGAGAGCCCATGCTTTCTTCGTCTCCTTCTTCTTCCGCTTCCTGTCGATGACGGCCTGTGCAGCTGCAGCGTCACGGTCCGCAATCTGCTGCGCCACGGCCATGATGCGAGCGATGGCTTCTTCGCGCTTAGTGTTAGTCGTCATGAATGCCTCTGCTCTTCAGCTCGAGCTCGAGACGCTGCAGCAGGAGCTTCATCTCCGCCATGAACCCTTTCAAGTTCTCAATGCGCAGCGTGTACACGCCCATCATGCAGCTCCACGCAGGCTCCTGCATGCTCTTCTTGCAGCGACCCAGCTTGTACCTGGCAGTCGTGACATCAGCCATGAAGCCCTTCGCCTCCTGCAGCTTCATCGACACCAGCGCGATTCCATCGATGATGTGACCATCGGGCAGTTTGCTGTAATCCATGCTCATGGTGCCACCTCGAGCGCAGACACCAGTGCGTCAATCTCAGTCGCCTTCCAGATGCCGAGGTTGATGCTTGCACCTTTGCCTTTGCCAGACAGAACCGTCGCGCCACCGACAGCCCAGAACCCGCTGAGGTTCACGGACACGCTTGCAGTCGGTCCCCATGCTTCGCGTACCAGAGCCAGCAGGCATCCAAGCGTCGCAGGGTCGGAGAGTGTGGGAAGCGTACCGGGAACGCATTGACTGATGTATTCCTGATTCGCGTAGTAGCCGACGACATAGCCGTCATCGTCACGGCGATAGACACGCAGGCCCTTGTCGGACAGCATGCCCGGCATCCACCGCCACCGCTTGCACGCGACCGCGCGGCGCGCCAACTCTTCGAATTGTTCTAACTGTTCGGTGGTCATGGAGTGACCTCGTCGTCTGACTCTGCAAACTGATTGGCGGGCTTGTAGCCGCACGAATGGCAAGCTGGGACTGTTTCGCATTCAAGCATCCTAACTTCGTCAATCAGCCACACACCGCTGTGAATGATGGCAAACGTCTGCGGGTCTGCAACCAAGTGTCTGGTCCCGAGCGTGTCCCTCTCTTCAATCGTCATAGACAGGTACTTATCGACAATGGCATCACGCAGAGCATCCGAAAAGCGTTGGCATGTTTCGCAGCCTGGAGCTCCCCACTTACGAGCGAAGATGCGACCATAGTTACTAACCATGTTGACCTTGATGTAATCATCGGTGGTCAACTTCACTCGACTCTTGATTCGCTTCGCCATTACCGCCTCCACTGGTGCCAGTTGCCCTTCGTCTTCTTGCACTCTTCCCATACGACCTCCTGTCCATGCAGGCCGTGTTGAACCTTCTCCTTCGAAGGCACGCTCACAGCCAGAGCATCCTGCACAGTCAGTCGGTCCAGCGGGTCGTGAAGGAACAGCACGAACACCCACCACTTGTGCGTGTTAGGCCACTGCGTCGCTGACTCCACACGCTTGTAGAGCAGCTGCCTGCTCATGCCGCAGGACGATGCCAGCGCAGAGTAACTGCCGTGAACCTGCGAGGTCCGCATCCGGATGAGCTCACGCACCTCCGGAAAGGTGTCTGTCTTTTCGGTCGTCATCATCGTGCCCTCTTCATGAAATCGTTGATGACCTGGTGCCATCTGTCGTGATGCTTCTTGCAAAGCGGAACTGTTCCGAAGGCATCGGCCTCCGCCACTCCGAAGAACTCCTTCGGTGCGTAATGGTGTGCTTCGACGAACGGGTCGCCGCAGACATTGCAGGTCGGACCGGGGAACGACTCTGCAGCTGCATACTGAAGCTCCGGCGACTGGACCCGCTTCACGATGCCCTGCGACAGCGCGAACTCTTTCGTCAGGTCGTACCTGTCTCCGACCCTGCAGTCAGACATGCCAGGAAGGGCCTCCTGCACGCGGTCAGGCCATGCCACCACTTCGCTGTCGCACTCCATGCAGCCGCAGCGATAATGCTGCGCGCCGTTAGAGGCGATGAACTCCACAGCGCCCCATGCGTACTTCAGACAGTGCGGACAGTTATGTTCCGGAAAGGCGGTCCGGCTCCCTCGCATGATGCTCACAGCGGCAGCTCGTTGTCGTCGGAGTCAGTCGCGTCCACGTCGATGGACACCTTCTCCACCTCGTCGTCTGCGGCCGGAGGAGGAAGCGGGATGCGAAGGCCTGCACGCTTCACAGTCTCCAAAGGCGCATGCGTCGCGTCGATGGTCTGACCAGAACGCTCTTCGTCGTCCAGCAGCTCGAGCGCCTGGACAATGTCCGTGGACTTCGGAAGGTAGTGGAACGCGCGACGGATGACCGTCTTCCGGCACATCTGCTCGTAATCCGTCTTCCACGGTCCAGACGAACCCGACTGGCTGCGCGAACGAATCTGGTCACACTGCTTCTTGGACATGTACTCAATGAAGTTCTCTCCGCTCTTCAGACGGACGAAGCAGTACACGCCAACCATGCTGTCGTCGGCGTCCGGGTCGTGGTTCTCTTCATGGATGAACGGCACCTCGAGGTGGCGCGCAATCTTGAAGGTGTCCGACTTCCGCACCACATTCGCGCTGAAGCTCCGAATCTCTCCGCTGCGACGCATCAGCGCCAGCATGCCTTCGTACCCGATGATGAGCGTGCATTCGTTGCCACGCGGGATTAGGTAGCACAGGCCCTGCACGTTAGGCTCCAGTCCCAGCTGCGCAGCCGTCATGATGCACGCCTGGACGGATGCCAGAGAGCAGGAGAGAAGCTTCGGGTTCTTGCGTGCAGTCGTCTGCAGCGAACGCGTCCAGCGCTCTGCGGTCATCACAGCGGGGAGCGCCTTCCGGAACTCTTCCAAGGTCGCAGGAGCTGCAAGCCAGCCGATGAGGTCCTTGCGTGGTTGTGTCTGAATCTCGGTTGTCATTGTCAATGTCCTTAGTCTAAACGCACGAAGACCGCGAAATGCGGCTTCATCTGGGGTTGCGGTTGGTTAGTTCGAGCTCTCGCTAGCGACGATGCTCTTGCGAAGAGAATCATACTCCCGGTGCAGATTGGAAAGCAACTTTTTCTGCATCTCAATCTCCGCTTCTCGCGTCTGCCAGGGCAGCTGCTTCTGCAGATACTCGAGCGTCTTCAACGTGGAGCGGATGGTCGTCATCTGCCGGTTCATCTCCGCGAAGGTAGTGCCGTGGACAGGATGCTCCATCCACTTGCGAGGGCTGTTCCGCTTCCTGCTGGGAGTCGCCACAGCGTCAACGCGCTTCGGAAGAGGCCCATACTTGCGCTGGAAGTAGTTCGCGGCACAGGCCACGATGTACTCCATGAACTCGAGCGCCTGCTCCCGTTCGCGGCCTTTGATGTAATGCTCGTCTGCAATGCGTGACATCTTCTCTCTCCTTCGTTGCGGTCCTGCGACCATGGGAATGCGGACGGCTGGGAGTCGAACCCAGCCATAGGCCTAACCTAGTCCGGCTTCTTCGGTGCCACCGACCAGGTGATGGGTCCCCACTTACTCAGCGCTGCTTCGTTCTGAAGCCACACCTGCAACGGCGAACGGCCTTTAGACAAAACACGGAACAGCTTCACGAAGTCAGCAGGAGGCATGCCGGCCGGGATGCCGAACTCCTTCTTGAGCTCCTGCGTCACTTCCAGACGAGCAGCCTGCTTCTGACGCAGCGCCGCCAGACGGCAGTCACGGCACCAGCTCTGCCGGCGAACCACAGTGAACTCACCTTCAGACGTGACATGCTTCATGTTCCGGAATCCGAACACGGCATCCACCTCCGCTTCACTGCAGGTCTTCTCGCAGTGAGGGCAGGCATGCACAGGCATCAGCTTCACGGACGGCTGGCTGTAATCGTACCAGTCCTCCTTCCCATCCTCGTCGATGTAGTAACGAATCCGACCCTCTTCAGTCAGAGTCTCTTCCGGTTCGAACTCCTCCGACTGGTCGTCGTCTTCCGTGTACACAGGGTCGCTCTCTCCTCCGTCGTCGTCAGACTCTGCTGCATCCATCAGCAGCTCCGCCAAGATGCCAGACCCGATGCCGTTCAGACGCACAGCGAACTCCGTCGCAGTCTCGCCCTTGAGCGGAAGCACGCGCGTTTGAAGCGCCATCAACGCACACTGTAATGCTAACTGTTCTTGAACCTTCATGACCTCTCTCCTGTTCTAATGTCGCTTCATTGCGACGGGTTGAAATAAAGGCGCGAAGCCGGGCATTGAACCCAGCGCGAAGGCCTAACCCTTCTTCGCACGCGGCGCTGTGATGGTCGCGCCGCCAGACCGCGTCACAGTCTTCCGGTACAGTGCAGCCATCGCAGGCTGCGCCTCTTCAAACGCCTTCGCGTCAAAGGCCTCCTTCGAAGACTCCGGCGTGAACGACGACTTAATGCCGGAGGCCGTGTGCAGCTTCGGACCCTCCGCGTGGTATGCCACGATGACCTTCTTGAGCGCGTCCTGCCGGTCTTCAATGACCTTCTTGGAGCGGTTCAGGTCGGTGTACTCCTCCATCGCTGCTTCAACGGCACCAGACACCATGATGGAGTCGTCGGTAGCCTTCGGACGGATGGTCGCGGCCAGAGATGCCAGGCTGTCGCTGTCCGACGCTGCAGGCCACCTGCCGGCGCTGTCATTGACCCACGCGATAGCAGCCTCTGCTGCTTCGATGATGGTCGCCTGCGTCTCTTTGTCCTCGAGGATTTCCAGAAGGTGGATGCGGTCGTATCCGAGGCCGGTCGCCACGCAGAGGTAACCCTTCTTTGCCCCTGTAACCAGCAATTGAGCTTGGACTTGCAGATAGTACCCCAGCCTAATATCGCCCGGCTCGAGGTCAGCGAAGCCGAACTCGTCCACCTGCTGCCAGTCTGCGCCGCTGCGGTCCACCTTCGCTTCGAAGGTCGCAACCACCAGCTCCTCTCCGAACCCAGACGAAATGCGCTCGTCAATGATGAGTGCGTCAGGAGTCGCAGACACCGCTCCGAAGGCCAGAGACTCCGGATGCGTCCACGCCAGAGGCGACGACATCGTCGTGATACCCAGACGCTGCATGCCAGCCCGGACGATGAACTCTTCGAAGTCGCGACCAAAGCGCATCGCGTCGTTGTCGTTCTCGTCCACGATGCCTGCACGCAGGTCGCGCTTCGTCCGCACGATGTCCAGGAGGCCTCCCCACTTGGAGACACCCAGAACCGCTGCGACCTCAGACGCACCGATGTGGTTCGCACGACCCAGCTGCCACTGCGCGCTGCCATGTTCCGCAGGAGGCAGAGCCACGGCCTGCTTATTCGCGTAAGTGTGACGGGGCTTAGTCATGGCACACCGTCGCGCGGATGGCGTCACGACGCTCCTGCATCAGAATCACCAGCTCGTCGATGACGCTGGTCACAGCGTGAGCTGCGCCTTCGTTCGTCAGAGCGCTCTCGAGCTGCGTACGCAGAACCGGACGCGACGGCGTCGCAGTCGTCAGATTCGTCCAGCCAACAGAGAAGGAGCTTTCGAAGTTGTCCATCACGTGGGTGCCGACCTGCAGCACGATGCGGACCTCGTCCATCACAACCACGCAGTGAACCTTCCAGGACTCGCTCTGGTAACCGGGCTTCTCAGTCGCCGGCAGGTCAGTGAGCAGGTCAACCTTCCGCTCTGCAGTCAGAGAGTACGACGTTGCCGACGTGTAGGTGACCTTCCACGGCAGAGGCAGGACCTGCGCCACGATGGTCAGAGTAGGGGGGATAAGAGACAGAACAGGACTAATGTCGGTATGGATGTCCATGACCTTCCTTCTAGTGTGGCCCGATGGCCGTGATGGGGAATCTCTCTAGCGGACTGCTATCCTAGACGCGCAAAGATACACTGTCAACCTACTAACGACACACACAGCGAACTTTCTTCACCTGCTCCAAAGGTCAGATGGGAAAGGCGCTATCTTCGAAGTCCACTACCTCAGACGACATCTTCGAAGCCTTCATCAACCATGCGGATGTCCGGCACCGGCTCTCCATGCGAGGCCGTCAAAGCGGCTTTAGAGAAAACCATGCAGCGCGTCCGAACGCCTGCAACCATCGCCTTCTTGTCCAGGCGCTTCGCGTCAGTCTCCAGCCAGCCGCGCAGCTGCCATGCCTTGAAGATGCCCTCTGCGTCGAAGTCCGCACGCTTCAACACCTCGCGCAGTTTGCTGACGACCAGTCCCAGCTCAGACACCGTCCCGTCCTGCACGCGCGCCACGCCCATCCAGCCACCGTTCGGCTGCTCCTGCGTCTTCGCACCCACGTTCGCGAACTTATCCGGCTCGAGCGCAACGAGGCCCATCACGAACTCCAAAGCTGCAAGCGGACGGTCCGCACTGGCTCCCGCTGACAGCACCTTCATCCACAGCTCGTCGGTGCCGACCATGATGTCGTACCAGTCCACCGGCAAAGCGGCCTCTCCAACCCACTCCGCCATGAAGTCCTGCAGTAGCCTCCATGACAGTTCTAGCGTCGCCATGTAACCGGCCAGACGAGGCGCTACCTTATTCCCCGGCGACAGCTGCAGCGCACGCGTCGTGAACTCCGCCTGGTAATGGTTCCACGATGCACGCAGCCGCTTCTTTCCTGCGTCGTCCAGACTCTGCAGGTGTTCAACCATCCGACGCTGCGCGTGGCCGTAGTGCATCGACACCTTTGACAGCAGGTCAGCAATCTTCGCTGCCATCGCAGGAGACTGCGTGCCCCATGGCAACCCATGCAGCGTCACGCACCTCGAGCGAAGGCCACCGTCTCCGGTAATCGACGAGAGCGGGTACTCTGACGTACTGATGATGATGCTCTTGAACTCTTCCGTCCGCTGGAACTTCCCGACGACCGTCGTCCCACGGTCACGGCCGCGTCCGCTCATGAGCTGGTACACCAGCGCAGACAGACCCTTTGGTCCTAACCTGTCAGGCCAGTTCTTCGTCTCGTCGATTGCCACCGTGTGGTGAGCGAACATGCTGACGTAAGACTGAATCGCAATCGGCGTGGAGCTGTACGTCGTCGCCAGCTCAAGTGGGTGTCCTATCGCAGACAGCGCAATCTGCATCATCTGCGATTTGCCGCACCCTGTCTCTCCACACAGGTCCATGAAGAACGGTCGCGCCGTCTCTCCCAGAAACGGAAGCAGGGCTGATGCAGACGCTGACGCCACCATCGCGCGCAGAGCGTCGTACTCACACAGCGCCGGCACCAGCGATTCTGTCCACTCCTGCGCCGTCCCGTTCCGATGCACCATCGACGCGGCCTTTCCTCCCGTCTCATCCAGCTTCAAGAAGGCAGGGGCATCGCCCATCCGCTCCTCGCCTAGCAGGAAGCCTGTGCCATGCCATCCAAGCACCCGCGACATCCGCTCCTGATGCGCGCTCCGACGAAGCAGCGACTCCGATGCGCCGATGTACCGGACCGCCTCCGCAGAGGTCGCAGACGTCACAGGTATGCCCGTGTCCAGACAACCCAGCAGAGCGTTACTGCTGCATAACACACGGCGCGACTCTACCTGTACCTTCCTCCGGCCCTCGTCGTCCCACTCCGCCTGCAGACTCTCCACGCCCATCGTCACCTCGAGGATGCGCTTCGTGATGAAGAATGGAGGGTCTGACACCAGCACATGCTTCTCTACCTCTTTGCCGTCCCTGCCCTTGACCATCGCCACCCGGACCAGACGAC